CACTGGGGCCAGCAGGTGCGCTGGGAATTCGGTACGCTCATCGTCTACAACGAGAGCAATGGCGCCATCTTCAACAAGCTAGAACTGGTGGCATTGACGGGAAGCGTTGCCCTGGCCACGCAGGTGGTCAACGGCTTGCTCCAAGAAAACGGGTTCTTTTTGCTGCAAGAGAATGGCGAATACATCCTGCTCGAGCTCGCCGTCTTAAACTCAGCGGCACTCGGAAACCCGCAGATCAGCACAAGCTACTCGCTGGACGGCAGATCATGGAGCCAGGACAGGTTCATCTCAGTCGGCACAGCAGGAGACACCAAGAAGCGCCTGGCATGGTTTCAGCAAGGCCACATGCGCAACTGGCGCATCCAGCGCTTCAGGGGCGACAGTAGCGCCCACGTGTCATTTGCCAGGCTCGAGGCCCAGCTAGAGGCGCTGGCGTTCTAATCCATGGCAACCACCGCTCCGAACTCTCGGAAGCTCAATCTGACGCGGGATCAACTCGCGCAGTTTTTGACCGATCAGCAGCAGATCAGACAGTTCGAAATGCTGTTTGCGGCCGTTGATGCCATCGGGCCTGATGGCGTGCTGGAGGTCAACATTGCAGCCGGCATTGCTCAGACCACCGCCGTGCAAGCGCTGTCCATGATCTCCTCACTGGCGCAAGAATCGGCCATCAATGCCGCGCTGGCCGAGAACAAGGCCAATCAAGCCATGGCCATGCTCGGGAGCCTGGCGGCTTCGGTCGAAGGGCTGCAGATGGCACCGCCGGCCAGAGAGTTCAAGCGATCAAGGTACGGCTCCTTCTACGACACCACCACGCAAACAGCAACGGTCATCAACACGGCCAAGGCGATCACGTTCAACGGCACCGACCTGAGCAATGGCGTGTATATCGGCTCGCCCACCTCGCGCATCATTGTGGACAGCGAGGGCATCTACAATTTTGACACCTCGTTTCAGCTAGACAAAACAAGCGGCGGCACAGCGGTTTTTGATTTCTGGTTTCGCTTAAATGGCGCTGATGTGGCAAACAGCGCCAGCAGAATAACAATTCAAGGTAACAATGCTGAGATTTTCTCATCGCTGAATTACTTTTTTGACCTCAAGGCCAGCGATTATGTTGAGCTAATGTTCTCGGTCACTGACTTGAGTGTTGAGCTGAAGACATTCCCTGCCGCCGTACCGCATCCCGGCATCCCGTCCATAATTCTTACAGTCAACAACAACATCGAAGGTGTCCAATGACCGTAATTGTCAAAACCCTAGTGGCCCCCAAGCAGATGGAGGCCTCGCAAACAACGCAGTACACGGCAAACTCTGTCAAGGCGCTGATCGACAAGGCCACGGTGACCAACACCGACACGGCGAACCGAACATTCAGCGTTAACCTGGTGCAGTCCGGCGGCAGCGCAGGCAATGCCAACCTGATTATTGATGACCGAGCCGTGGTGCCAGGCGAGACCTACCTGTGCCCGGAGTTGGTCGGCCAAGAGTTGGACGCCGGTGCATTTATTAGCACGATCGCTAGCAACGCCACGGCGCTCACGCTGCGCGTGTCAGGCCGCGAAATTACGTCCTAAATGGTGCAGCCAGGATGCAATCTGCGCTTCGCCTCAAGGTAAACCTGATGCGCTTCCTCGGGTGTTTTAAACCGTCCGAGAAACTTGGTTTTTCCGTGGACGCTTATCTCAGCCTTCCAAAGCCCCCGGTTAGCCTTGACGCCAAGAAACCCAGATTTGTTATTGATTTTTGGTTTTCTTTGATTTTGAATGTTCATTGCTTGCGAAACATCACGCAAGTTAGAAAGTCGATTGTTTGATCTGTTTCCGTCTATATGGTCAATATTTCCATCAGGCCATTTGCCATAAACGTAAAGCCAAATAAAACGATGAACGAAAGTCATATGACCATCAATCATCAATTGCAAGTAGCCGCGAGTTGGGTTTCCTGCAACTTGACCGGCTTTAACATGGCCTTTATTAACGCGTCGCGTCATAATGCCAGTCTCAGGATCGTAGGAAAGAAGCTCGTGGATTCGCGCTTGTGTAGGCATGTTGCACCTCATCAAAGTGAAAAACATCCTGAAAGTTGCAGCAAGCGGTGGATGAAACCGCCTGTCCCCCGTCGGGTAAGCTGCCAGTCAATTTTACAGCAAAGGATCGCAACATGAAGGAATTTATGGTCATCCCCAAGGGCTTTGCAGGCCTGCCGATGGGCGAGGAGTTCATCAGCACGGCGGAGAACAAGAAGAACACCGATACCGTCATCGAGGACTGGATGCTCGGCCCTGAGAACCCATCCAACGAGCCAACGGCCAACAAGGTCTATTGGGTCGCTGTTGGCAAAGCCATGCAGGTTGACGAGAAGGAGGCTCGCCGCCGCCGGTGCTCGAACTGCGAGTACTACGACAACAGCACCATGACGCAGGCTAAAATGGAGCGCATCCCTCGCAACGACTGGGACACCGAGGCCGGGTTCCGAGGCTACTGCAACAAGTTCGAGTTCATCTGCCACGATCTGCGCGTCTGCCAGGCCTGGGACGAGCGTGAATTTGAGATGGAAGATTGACGTTGTGACCCACTCCGAATGGCTCATAGAAAACCTGCGCAAGGTTTTTCTCTTGCCAGAGCCGGCCATCGAGTGGCTGGTGATGGTCTATGACGCCATTCAGGTCTTTGATGACATTGCAGACGGCGATGCGGTCAAGCGCAAAGACCTGAACGCCACCATCTGGAACGTTTTCGTAGGCATGCCGCAGAACCAATTCTTTGCCGCCAACTCGCACCACCTGGTGCCAATGCTTGCGGTCTCGGTCTTGAAGTGGCAGGCATCAGACAGCGCCGAGCGCAGCGGGCATGCGGATGCAAAATCTTTCATCTGGCGAGCCGGGTACTATGATCTGATCCTGATGGCTGTTACGCTATCGCATGGCTCGGGCTTCGCAACCAAAAACGCACATCTTGTCATGAACCTGTACGGCGAGAAATTTGAAGATTACATGAAGGAGTTCGGCAATGCCTGATCCAGTAACCGGAATGATTGTGGCGGGGAGCCAGCTGGTCGGCAGTTCGATGCAGGCTAGCGCAGCCGGTGACGCCGCCGCCGCTCAAGGCGCTGCATCCCAGGCCGGCATTGAAGAGCAGCGCCGCCAGTTTGACGAGATGCGCAAACTCCTGCAGCCGTACACCGAAGCGGGCATTCCGGCACTGGAGCAGCAGCAGACATTGCTAGGCCTCAGAGGGCCGGAAGCAGAGCAGGCCGCTATTGCCAGGCTCACCGGTGGCGAGACGTTCAAGGCCCTGGCTGCGCAGGGCGAAAACGCGCTGCTACAGCAGGCATCGGCCACCGGCGGGCTGCGCGGCGGCAATCTGCAGGGCGCATTAGGTCAGTTTAGGCCGCAACTCCTGTCCAACCTGATTGAGCAGCAGTACGGTCGACTCGGCGGCATGACAAACCTGGGCCAAGCCTCCGCCGCTGGCGTTGGAGCGGCCGGCATGGAGACTGGCACCAACATTGCCAACTTGCTCGGCCAGCAGGGCTCCGCAGAAGCTGGCGGCATCCTTGGCGAGGCCAAGGCCTATGGGCAACTGTTTAACTTGCCAGGCCAGTTTGTCGGCGCTCAAATCGGCGCTGGCAAAAAGCCAGGTTTTGGGTTCTAAAGGATAAAAAATGGCAGGCATCAATCCATTCCAACCGCCGATGAATTACGCAATAGACGTGCAGAGCCCATTCGAGGCGGCACTGGGCGGGTTCAAACTTGGCGCTGCTGGTGCAGAGGTGCAGGCGCAAACGCAAGCGCGTGAGAAAGCTAAAACCTATCAAACTGGGATTGATGCTTTTTTCAAGAAACCGGCCGCAGAACGCACTTATTCTGATATTGAACCTCTTCTAGTTGGGGCCAATAAGCAGCAATTTGACGCATTGCAGGCTGTTGCTAAAAATATGAATGATGAACAGTTGAATTCATCTAAGCGTCTTTATGGTCAATTGCTTGTTTCCTTGGAGCAAAATCCAGAGACTGCAAAAACAATTTTGCAAAATCGCATAGACGCAGAGACAAACCCGCAGCAAAAACTTGCATGGCAAGATATGTTAAAAACAATAAACATATCGCCTAAAATAGCTGCTGATAATGTTGAGTTACTTGGCACTGCAGCTTTTGGAAAAGATTGGTATGAGGGCATTACAAAAGTAAGGGAAGAGCGCAGGACTGCGGCTTTGGCCCCATCTAAAGTGATTGAGGCTAGGGCAAAGGCTGACCAGGCCGTAGCAGATGCAACCACGGCCCAGGCTACTGCTGGCAACGCAGCGGAAAAGGCAACAGCTGACGCGGCCAGAGCAATGGCGGACGCACAAAAAGCGGCGGTAGATGCTAAGTTTGCAGAAAAGACCGCAGTTGCGGACCTTGCAAGCAAAGCCGCCGCCCTTGGCCTGACAAAAGCTCAGACCGGATCGGCGCTGGCTCAGACCAATAAATTAGGCAGAGAAACACAAAAGATTGCGCTTGAACTGGAGGCACTCAAAGCCGGCACCCCCGATCCAGCTAAAGCATTCGATCAAGAGGAAAAGCTACGCAAGGAATTCCAAGCCCGCACCAAGGTTTACGGCGAGCTTGGCACTACTTATTCAAACATTGAATCATCCGCCAAAGTAAAAACAGGCCCAGGCGACATTGCGCTAATCACAGGATTCATGAAAATGCTCGACCCCGGTTCGGTTGTGCGTGAGACTGAATTCGCAACGGCCCGCGATACTGCCGGCCTGTACACAAGACTTGAAAACAGTTTGAAGAAAGCAGAAAGCGGCCAGTTCCTGCAGCCAAAACAACGAGAAGAATTCGTCAACCTTGCCAAGCAATACCTAGACTCAGCGCAGAAGAAGGCAGGCGATGACAAGAAAGCGCTCGGCGTGGTGGTCAAGAACTACAAGCTCAATCCTGACAACGTGTTCGGGCCTGAGACAACGGCAACCAACGATCCAAATATTGTGATAGTTGGCGGCCGGAATTACACGCGCCCCGCAAACTTCAATGATGCGCAGTGGGCCGAGTACAAAAAATCAGTGGGGGCGCCATGAGTCCAGAGGAATGGCTGGCATCTCAGACCAAGCAGGCTGCGCCAGCGGCCTCTACGCCCGCTCCTACGGCGCCTGCAGCGGCCCCAATGTCGCCAGAGCAGTGGGCGGCATCACAGCCTAAGATGGGGTTTTTTGAAAGCCTGGCCGAATCGGTCACTGGATCAAGACGCTCCTCATCACCTGAAGTGGCTGCGGCGCTTTCTGAAAAACGCACAATTTACAACATGCCAGAGACCAATCAGATGTCTTTTGGCTTGTTGAAGTCGGCACTTGGTGGGCTGATGGCTGGCTCAGAAGAGCGGGCTAAAATTTTTGCCGCCAACTTCCCAGGCTTGACGTATCGCCTTGATGCACAGGGAACTGTGTTTATGCGCTCACCTACTGACGGAAAAGAATACGTTATTGAACCTGGGGTAACTTTGCAAGATGTGCCTCGGGGTGCGGCTGCGCTTGCAGCATTCACACCGGCAGGCCGTGCGGCAACCATCCCCGGCGCAATCGTTGGCGCTGGCGCAACTCAAGCAGCGATTGAGGTAAGTCAAGCAGCAACTGGCGGCAGAACTGGTTTAACAGACCTTGCTGAAATAGGTATTGCAGCAGGCACCGGCCCAGTAGGACAGGTTTTGCAGCGCGTGATCCCTCCGGCTGTACAGGCGGTCAGGAGAGGCGCGCAAAGCGTTACGGGTGGCCGAGCTCCAACCCCTATGCCGACGCCAGCAGTTCGCGTTGAGCCCATGATGGCTCCGGAGATTCCTGCGGCGGTGCCGGAGGCTGTGCCGCCAGTTGCCCCGGTTGCCCAGGCGGTGGCCCCGGCAGTAACTCCAGCCGCAGCGCCTACCGTATCCGTCATTGCAGAAGAGGAAGTCGGGAAACTAGTCAAGCAGGCTGCCGGCACAGGTTTCGGCTCGGCTGGCGCACGCGATCGGCTGGCCGATCTTGCCCAAGTCAACGTGGCGGCCAAGGAGGCAGCCGAACGCCTGGGCATTGTGCTTCCTGCCGATGTGTTCAGCGACAACCCGCAGATCAGGGCAGCCGCAGGCCTGACCCGATCCGCCGCAGGCAGCGAGGCCGAAGCCGCCTGGCGCAACACCGTCACGCAGGCCGTGGACAAGGCCGACGATGTAATCAAGCAGTTTGATGCTCAGTTTATTGAAGGAACAATTGCGCCAGGCGTGGTGTCGCAGAAGATCAAAGACTCGCTGACCAAGACGCGCTCAGACCTTAATACTGAAGCGGGCGACCTTTACATTGCGGTCGATAAGGTGGTGCCAAAAACATCGCCAGTCAGTCTGCCAAAGCTCCAAGCAACCCTTGCCGCCGTCAAAGCCGAGGTAACCGAAGAGGGCATGTCGGCAGCAGAGCGAAAACTGGCCAATATGATTGAGCGCGGTGGCATGACATATGGCCTGCTCAAGCGCGAAAAATCCCTGATTG